CCCAACTGGTCTAATGTACTTGCTTTAAGTTCATCAGACATTGGTGCTAGTACAGAATCTAAATTTTCTACAAGGTCAGCAACATTTTTTAATTTGCCTTCATTGTCAAACATTTGTAAGCCAAGTTTTTCAAATTCAGCTGTATTCTTTGCTGTTGCTCTAGGTATGTCTCTGAGTAACTGATTTAATTTCTCTCCAGCTTCAGCACCTTTAACACCTCTATCTGCGAAAGCTGATAAGACTGCAACACCTTCTTCAATAGATTTTCCAGTAACCTTTAATGCTGAACCAGCTTTGTTAGTTAATGCTTCAGAGAATTGTTGAACAGAAGCGTTAGCTAATGTGTTTGCCTTGACTAAGACATCTGTGACTCTTGTTAGGTTTTGCAAGTTTTGTTCTGCACCAGATACAGTTAGACCAAGAGCAGACTGAGCATCAGTTGCTAAGTCGGTTGCAGTTGCCATATCGAACATACCTGCTTGAGCAAACTTTGCTACTTGTGGTAGAGCTGATATAGACTGTTCTGCATTTAAACCAGCAGATGCTAAGAAGAAAAATGCTTCTGCGGATTGTTCTGCACCAATTCTTGTCTCTCTTGATACAGCAATAGCTTGAGCTTCCATTGCTTTTTGTTGTTCGACTGTTGTGTCCATGATGGCAAGAGATTGCACCATCTTGTCATTGAAAGCTATAAATTCTTGAGTGGCTTTTGTCATGCCTTTTACAAGGGCTACACCAAGGGCTATTCCTGCAACCTTACCAGCTGTGGCAAGTTTGCCCATCATCTTGCCAGACTTATCAGCAGAACCACCTAAGCCATTGAGTTGTCTTTTTGCTAAGTCAGCACCCTTAGTAACAATTTGTATTGCAATATCTGCTATTGCCATTTATCTATTCCTCTTCTTAGCTTCGGCATCAGCTAAAGCTATCTCCTTATTCCTTACATCTGTTTCATACTTATAAAAAGAAATCCACTGATTGTATTCTTCTGAGCTCATTGTAGTCATAAGCTCACCAACAGTCATGCCAAGCTCTCTAGCAAGTTTAAAGGTGAAGATTCGGTCTAGGTTAGTCTCAAAACTGCTCTGCTTCCGCAGAACCCCCAAGACCATTTAATTCATTAATTTTAAGAAAGATTGTATCTATTACCTTAGAATCTTTGCTATAAAGCATGTCAATGTCTTCATCAGTTAATTCTGGTTCGACAATACAGACTTTGAGTAATTCTCTTTGATAATCAAAAGCATCAGTACCTTCAGAGTTAAGAAGTTTACCTAACTTAACTTGCATTCCTTTAGTCATCCCACGAATCAAGACTGAGACATCCCACTCTTCTATTTCATAGACTTCTTCTGGAACTGAAGGTATTTTGCTTAAATCATTAATCGATAGTCTTTTCATACTACTCCTTTCGATTGTTATTAGATATTAGTGTGTCGCTCTAGTGACTGCACCAGAGACTTGTAGGTCAGCTGAAAAAGCTACAATATCACCAACTGGAGATGATAATGAATAAGATGTCATTATTGATTCTCCTGTATATTTTGGCTTACCGCTCCCAGTGCCTTCTGGTGAATATTCGAATGACAAAGTTGCACTTTGCCCAACGACTGCACCAGCTATAGCATCAAAAGTAGCATCATAGAAACCGCTTAAACTCAAATTAGAATCGGATAAACCAACTATATAAGTTTTCGCACTCGCTCCTAGAACGCTAGATTCAGCTACATCAGCTGTCTCTGGAAAATCAACATTGCTTATGTAAGATGAGATGTCAGTTAAAGAACCAGATGCGTTATCTAGTTTAAAAACTGAATCAGAACCATGTACAAATGCCATATTATTTCTCCTTAATTATTTCTTCCAAATCCTACTATAGCATTTACAGTAGGAGTTGAACTGCCACCAATAGTATTATGTACACGAATGTACCTATTGATAGTAGTTCCTTTATCTATTGTCTTTATTTCACTTGTTGCACCATTGGCTAAAGTAAAAGTTATTAAATCTGCGTATGTTGTGTTGTCAGCTGAGTGTTGTATTTTAACAGTTGCTGTTGGTGAAGTACCACTAACAGATGAAACTAATAAAAATGCTCCACCACCATTGGTAGTCAAAGCTCCATTATCTATTGCAGAACCTTGAACACCAGTTGCAGTAAATGCTGAATTGGTAACAACTACACCAGAAAAGAATCCACCAGTTGGTTGTAAGTCTAATGATGTTGCAACAACATCTCCTACTGGGCTTGATATTCCATAATTAATTATGTTTGAAATACCAAAAGTACATCTTGCAGAAGTTGATAAAGCTGTCTGTCCTTGAACATAATCAAACTGAGTTCCACCACTTAGGAGTGGTTGAACGATTGCATCAGCAGTGGCATCAAATAGACCGCTTAAAGATATTGTTGCATCAGTCTCTCCAGTTATATATGTTTTTGCAGATGCAGAAAAACTTGTTGTCTCAGCTATATCAGCTGTCTTTGTATTATCTACTGAGTTCATGTAAGTACTTAGATTGTTTTCATTAAACATCACTACAGTATCTTTACCATGTTGAAATGCCATTACCTTTTACCTGTCCTTCTTCTTCTTCTTCTACTAGTTCTATTACCAGAGCCAGAGTATTTACCATAGCCCATTATTCTTCTTCTTCCTTTTTAACCCATGCTTCGTTTACTTCTGTATCTGGATTGTCTGCAATGAAGTGACCTTTTTCATCTCTAGCTCTCTTCATCTCTTTTTCATCTACCACTATACCTTGTTCGACTAACCATTTGAATGATTTACCTAATTCTTGTTTAGTGACAATATCACCAGCTTCGAATCTTTTTTTGCCGACATCTAGTCCGCTTGTTATTTCATATTTCATGCTATTACCTCTACGCTAAATTCTAATGCTAAATAATCTATGTTGTTTACAGTATAGACTCCATAATTATCCGCTTCCACTACTCTAACAGAACTTGCAACTCCACCTAATGTTACATCAGATTCTACTTGTGCCTTCACTGAGTTAGCACCACTAGAAGCCAAATAACTATCTAAGGTCTCTTGAGAATCTTGAGCATCTACTCTTGAGACATACAAGAATATTGGAATAGTATAAGTATCTGCACCTCTCTGCATTGTTGAGTCGTACTCAATGTTATCAACTACGCCAACAACAGCTGTAGGTGGTTCAATAGAATCTGGCACAAAACCATATACAACTATGGAAGATATATTTCCTAAGTTAGTTGCTATGCCACTTCTAATTGATGTTAATGATGCCATTATCTACCTTTCTTATATTGTCTCTCTATTTGTTTTGTAGCTTTTAAGAGTAACACTTTTCTCTCTGCGAGTGATTGTTCATAACCCATTTTTAAGAATGGAACTATTGGAGTTCCTTGTCTTGCAATAGATTTAGATACAGCATGTGGATTAAGACCTTTACGCTCTGACCATCCTTTTAACTTCTGAGCAGAGACTTGCCTACCAGATGTTCTGTCAAATTGTGCTCTGTTTTCTCTGCTGTAATCTTTATCAAACTTTAAACCTTTAAACTTATGCTTTGCATTTATAGCACCATGAACTTCTTTAGCATAAGATTTATCTGAGAAGACCATAATACCTTTTGGTAATGCTCCCTTTGATTGTACCTTCTTATACTTAATACTTGATGTAAGAGCCCCAGTGTCTTCTGGAGTATTCTCTTTTGCATATTTTTTAACGACCTTACCAGTTCCATTAAAGTATGTTCTCAATGGAGTCATTAATAAGTTATTTGCTTTTAATCTTTTTCTTAATCTGTCAGCACCGATAACTTTAAATTCGAAGTTGTTACCTACTGCCATTAGAGTTTGTTCTTCTTGTAACCCTTTATGAGTTCCATTGCATCATCATCAAAGTTAAATTGTAGGTCAATATTTCCAGTGCTCTGACCACCATAAGTTGTGAATGGAGTATCTTTTCTTTTAAATAATCTTGTTGCTTGTAAGAAGGTTGCCTGTTTGATTGCATCTGGTACAGAACTAAATCCCCACTTAGCTTCTATCTTTACATTGTTAACAATAGAAGCATCAAATCTCTCGGAGCTCCTTGTGTCCAATATTCTTACTTTTGTAAATGGTTGATACTGTACTTGATTCTGACCAGCGTTAACTGGTTCGACTATGAAGTCAGTATTGATTGTCAGTGTTGTCTCATGTGTACCATCATCATTATCATCTAGCTTTACTACTAATCCAGTAGTTGTTGATATGTCTGGTACAAACAAATAAAAGGAATTATCTGGAGTGAAATATCTAGTAGTAACAGTTCCATCTTGATAGAATCTTCTACCAGTAATTGAATCTATTTGCCTACTAGCACCTTCAATAGCGTTCTCAAGATTATCATCTTGACCACTACCAGTTAATCCCATATAAGTTTTTAACTCTGATAGAGCACAATACCCATTGGTGATTGCCATGAGTTATCTAGCTCTTTGCTTTATTTTCTTTTGGAGCTTTAGCTTTTGTTGCAGTTAATCCCCACTCTTTGAGTTGAGCATCATTGACTTCTTGTCCTTCTGCACCAAGTAATTTACCTTTAGCCCATCCTTTAGGAAGGTCAGCAGATTCTTTTACTTCACCAGCTTCATTCATCCATACATTCTTTTTTAAAGTTTTCATATTATTCCTTTCGACTAATGGAGCACCATACGAATGATGCCCCATCAAAGTCATTAAGTTCTACCTTATAATCCTGTAATTTTACAGAAAGCAGAAGCTCTGTAGATTGGCATACCCATTCTTACAGTAGCTTTTAGTACAACTATATCTTTTACAAAGTTGTCATCATGTGAATCAGACATTGCAACTTCCATACCTTGTCTTGCGACAATGTGGATAGCTTGTCCGCCACCGAAAACACCTACGATTGCAGTTCCTGCACCAGCTTCAGTTGATAGTACTACTGGTAAACCCCAAAGAGTTTGTCCAACGCCACCACCGAATTGTCCAGCACCTACGAACAATGGAGTTGTCTGAGTAAACCCAGCTCCAGATGTTCCAGATGTATCTGCAACTTCAGTAACTACTTGATACCAGTCTTCTGGATGCATGATTATTGCATCTGGTTCTAAGAAGCTATCTTTTCTGATTTCAGTGATTGCTTCGTAGATTTGACCGATTCTTTTAAGTCCGCCACCATAAGCACCGAAAGCAAAGGAGTTAATTCCACCCTTGTTTAAGATACCTGTTAAGTTAGGTGCAACTCCAGAACCACCGACCATTTGGTCTGATACTGCGAGTCTTACCATTGTTTGTAATCTTGAGTCAAGATATCCTTCAACAGCTGAGACATCATTTAACAATTCTTCAGTAACTGGAAGGAATGAACCTATCTTACGAATTGATTCAGTTCTCTCTGTGAATGCTAATGCATTTTCACCAAGAGCACTTCCTTCAGCTTTAGCTGTGGAGTTGTTTGTGAATGTAGTCTCTTCCAAATACTTGTATTGATAATTATCAGTTGTGATGGTATCAATTAGGTCTGGAATTTGAAGCGGATTTAGTGTTGCTGTTGGCACTACTAAAGGGCTTCTTGTTACTGCTGGTGGATAACCAGTCTCTGTTAAAGTAGTTTTTAATTCTACTTGTGGATTCCATTTTAACTCGGATGAAATGTTTTTTTGACCATTCTTAACGAATGCTTCATGAGCTTGTGACTTCATGAATTGCTTTCCAAGAGATTCCATTGGAGCTTCTTCAGCTTTTGGTTCAGTATGTATAGCTTGTGGCTCTACTGCTTTACCAGCTTCTAAACCAGCTTCAATTTCTTTTCTCTCATTTTCAATCTTGACAGCACTCTTAATTTGACCATTAAGCTCTGACATTTTTTCATTTCTTTTAGCCCACTCTTCTTTTTTCTCGGAAGTGAAATCTGTTGATTCCATTTCTTTGAATTCAGACATAGTGTTCTCTCTGAGTTCTTGGAGTTCCTTTTTCAATGTCTCTAATTTTGACATATTTACTAGTCTCCTATTTCCTCTAATGTTTCCATTAGAACTCTATTTGTTTCCAACAATAAAGTGGTGTCATCTACTTCTTCGACTTCCTCTTCTTTAAGAGTTTCAGCAGTTGCTACACCTAAGAAAGTATCTATATCTTGATACGCTTCTTGTAATGCATCTTGCAAATCCTGCATCAAAGTTGTTGATGATTCACTTAATGTTTTTTCTTTTTTAAGTCTCAAGGAAGTTAGTTCCTTAATCCTTCTTAGAAGAGCAGATAACTTGATAAGCAACTCATCTGTCTCGTTTGTCAAGGTCAATCCAGCTTCCTCTTTAACAGAATCATCTGATTTTTCTTTAACACCTACTGTAAAAGTATTTTGATTAGCTCCGACTAATACTGGGCTAACTTCCCATACTTTCAAATCATTTAAAAATCTAGCTTGAGTACTTTGTCCATCCTTTTGGAAAGAACCACTCTCAGAATCTAACACTTCGTAACCGAAGCTCCATTGCTGTAAGTCACCCATAGCTTTAACTGTGTTGAATGCATCTCTTCCAGCTTGTGTGTCCATTATGAACTGTCCTTTAAAAACTGCTTTACTGTCATCTGATACTATCTCTCCACGACCTATTGGATTCTTCCAGTCGTGAGCCCATACCATTGCAACACCATTCTCACCATATCCAGATTTAATGGAATCTGGCATAACCACATCTCCATCAGAATCTATTTCATTGAATACAGAAAAGACTGCTTCAACTTTTCCTTCTACTTCATCTATTGCTTTAATGTCAAAAGTCTTTGACTCAATATTATCTCTATTCATTTTTATATCCTTTTCTCATGATAAATTACAGTACACCTGCAATTACATACTAAACTAGGTGGAGCTCCAAAGCTAGTATCTGCGGGATAATTTAATTTATATCCTTGAATCAGAAATGCTTCGTTTTCTCCAACTTCAGTGCCATCAGCAGATAAGTGAGCATCTCTCACTCTTCCATCACGCTGAGTCAACCATTCTTTTGTTGTAGGAATCCCAGTAGCTTTAGCTGACTGATTCATTCCATAGTTTGCCAGAGCTGTACCTTCTGTTCTTGCTATGGTCATTGCTCTACCCAAATTCTTCTTACTTAATACTTTTGATATTTCTTTTCTCATATAGTCTTCTGCTTTTTTACCAGTAAGACCTAAGTCAGCAACTTCATCTATAGATTTCCTAAGAGCTCTATTCAGATTGTTCTTTTGAGTTTTAGCCATATCTGGTAATAAATTATCTAATCTGTCCTGCACAAACTTTGCAGACTTCTTATTGAATGCTTGTCTATCTATAGGGAGCTGAGCACCGCCTCTTCTTCTAGGATAGAATCCTTCTTCAATGATTTCTTTTCTAGGTTTCCTTCTTCTTGCTCTTGTAATTCTTTCTTGCTCAGTTGTAGTAAAGACATAATTGTCATCAGCTTTTTCATCTGGCAGTAAGAACCCAGTCTGAAGATATGCAAAGTCAACTGTCATGGATTGATATACATCCACTAAATCTTCTTGCCATTGCTTTGTTGTCTTATCTATCTGAAAATTGACTAGACCTTGCACTCCGACAATCGTAGGAGAGTTCTCAGCTAAGAACTTGTCTATGGTTTTTCTTTGAGCATCCAATAGACCGTAGTACTGTCTAGCCAATGCAAAATCCCAATTACCGAGTAACTCATCAAATTGGTCATACATTGAATCCTTAGATTGTTTTGTCCTAAAGCGGTTTAGTCTTACATCCCACTTTGCTTCTCTTAATAGACTTCTTCTCTCTATCAGCTCTCTAGCAGATGCAAAGTTCTTTTCTCTTTCTAATCTTGCAACTTGTCTCTCTGCCCATTGTTGTGCTTTCATTCTTCCTTTACTACCTAATGAACCACCCCAGAGCAACCATGCCACTTGCCCAGCGGTCATTTTTCCTTCACCTCTTAAATACTCATTGGCTCTTGGAGATTCTAAATCAGATACATGTCTCAAGAACCAAGCATTCATGCGAATTGCTTTTCCTTCAGATATATTTCCGTTAGCCATCTCTCTAGCTTCTCTTTTAGTTTTATCAGTTAGACCATCACCAGCAAACTCAAGACTGTCTAATCCTCTTCTTGCATTAGCTCGAATGTAACTAGGTACATTACCAACAGCTTTACCATCAAAACTTTTCTTTGAACTTAAAGGATGGTTACTAGGTAGAAGGTCAGTATCATACTTTGCTCTCTTGAATTTACCATTCCTTAATGCATACAAGAATCCATTTACTCTTGCCAATGCCCATTGGTCTGATGAAGTTACTGTAGGTCTGACTGAACTTGGATTTGTATTGTAAGCTCCAACTCCTCTTCTAAATACTGCTTTAAGCATTCCAAGAGTTGCTCTGTACTTTGGATTATCTTTATTATGCTCTGTTACTTTGTCCTTAAGAATCTTTTCTATTCTTTTAGAGACCTTAACTTCAGTCTGTTGCATAAGAAGATTCTGTCAATTCGTTATATCTATCATGAGTTGAACATGGCATATAGACTGTCTCGCCATCTTGGTTCATTGTATGAGTTCCTTCACAACCAATTTCTTGAGCTCTTGCTTCTGCCTCTTCTTCAGTTGTGAATGTATCTTTAGCAATCATCTCTTTAGGATTCTCACTAAATCTTGAAATCTGTTCTAACCTAGCTTCAGCTAATTCTAAAGTTGGATAGCATCCCATGTTCTTGCCAGTGTCTTCAGCAATAACACAAAACTGATTTCCTATCTTCTCAATGACCTTCTCTTCAAATCTTTTATAACTCTTCTCAACATTCTCTTCGATATCTTCTGTAATAACTTCTGGTGTCTCTTCTGGTTTTGGTGGTTCGTTCTCAGCAACTGGTTCTGGTACTTCCATATTTGCTGGTACTTGCATTACTGTATTTGGAAGTAAGTAAACTTCTTGCGAATCATTTACTGGAAGTCCTATTTGTTTTCTAGCTTCTGCAACTGTAATCCATCCACCTTGTACTCCAATATTTAATCTGTTGTACATATCAGTCTCATCTTGCTGAAGAGCTCTCACTTCTGTTAAATTATATTCAGCAGATATTGATTGAGCTGATTCATAATTAGCAAGTAAGACTTGTTGTGTTAATTCTTCTGCAATCATTTTCCATAATGGAATGAGCTTCTGTTCTGTAAAGAACTCTCTAAGTTCTGAAGTGTTGTTATAAGTTGCATGTTGCAACCCAGCTCCGAGTCCAGCAAGAATAGCTGGTACTCCAAGTACTGCTGATATTCTTTCTTCTGGAATGGTTCTTAGTTGTCCTATATCTAAATCTTTAGGTGAGAAGGATAACTTCTCTACATTCATAGAGCCAGATAAGATTAATGGTTTACCTTTATTCTTACCACCAACTTTAGATTGATATGTCTTTGTAATCTGCTGAGCTTCTTCATCAGTAAGACCATAATCATCTTTCGGTGAAATCATTATTGAAGGTACTCCAGAGTTTGCAAGAAGAGCTGTAGCCATCTGACCAGCAGACTCATCTCCATAGATTTCTCTCAGAACTGTTTTAAGTGGAGCAAATCCTTTTTTGTGGTCTTGTGAATCTAAACCTAATTTAAAATGTACTACATCTGTATTCTCTAGCTGTACTTTGCCATCATCCATCTCATAGATGTAATGTGTTATAAGTTGTTCAGCTGTTCCTTTTGCTTCAACATTCTCTGGCATCAATGGATAAAGAGCAACAAGTTCTCCAGCATTATTCTTTTGCTTGAGAAGATATGCATCACCAGAGACATGCATTGCATTTATTATGTATTGCTGAATCACATCTCCAGACATAAATGGATTTGGTCTTCTCATTAAGTCTGCGAATGGATGATTAGGAATCTCTTCTTTCATTCCTTCATCATCTTTGAAGGTAACCATGAGTGTTGCTTCTGAGAAAGATAAACCTAGTATCTGTAGACAAGCAACGACTGCTGAGTTGGATGCACCATTACCAAGACCACTAAGATTGTAATCTCCAGCTGATGTGTTCTGTCCAAGAATATAAGATGAGTTCTTTCTTACACCTGTATTCTCTCTTAAGAAATCTAATCCTGTACTTCTTTTAGTTTCTGTTGTGCCGAATATAACTTCTCTAAATGTTCTTCGTTCTGCCATGCTCTCCTTAGTAAGCTATTAACTTTGCCTTCCTTGCTACCTGTAAAATGGCATAAGCCAAGCTATCTACTTGGTCATCATGCTCTCCAGCTGGAAACTGTAGCAACTCTTTTTCCAATTCAGAGTACCACAAACTATCGTTAGGAAAGAACACCATTCCAGATTCCATCTTAGCCGATAAAGGTAAAGCTCTGGAGAGTTTATCTCTATCTGCTTTTAGTTCTACAATAGGAATGTTAGTTTGTCTTCTTGCAATTTGTATCAATGCAAGTTGATATCCAGCTCTCTCTATTCCAAATAGTTCTGGTTTCCACTTTTCATTTACTTGTTCTAATAACTTTAGTACATCTGGAGCTTCTAATCTATCTCTTACAACATCTAATACAAAGACATTATTATCCTTATCAACTCCAATAGTTGTTACAACTGTATAGTCAGCAGACTCTTTAGTACTTGTTGCTAAGTCAACTGTTGACAATATTCGTAAATCACTTTGCTTAACTACTGAGTCTTTGGTTTTGACATAAGTTACATTGTGATAGTTACCATCATCATTAAATTCTTGTGAGTTGTATTTGGTGTAGTATCTGAACCATTCTTTTTTAAACAAGCCACCGAACTGCTCAACAAACTGAGCATCATATTCTTGAGAGTATAAGAATGAACCTATCTCCTTCTTTGCAGTCTCAAGTTCTTTTATATCAACTCTAGGATTAGCTTCAGTAGGAAATTGCCACCTATCCCAGTCATCTTTCTTTTCAGCTTCTTCATAAATCTTAGAGAACCAGTTAAATCCTTTAGGTGTACTAATAAACAAAGCTCCACCTTTTCTCTCAGTAAGCGTAGGTCTTAGAACTTCTTTCCATGTCTGCTCTTTAATAAAGGCACACTCATCTAATACAATGAAGTCAAGACCAGCACCACGAAGTCTATCTGGATTATCTGCGGTTCTTACAGTAACGAAGCCACCTGCTTTTGTATAAATTGTTTTCTCCGATTCTTTAATCTCCATACCATAGTCAGCTCCCACTTGTCTGATTGTTTTCCACCCTTCCATTGCCATTGCATAAGTTGGAGCAACCCACCAAGCATTCTTGCCTTCCATAGCTTTAGCCAAACAAAGAAGCGTTCCTAATCTAGTCTTACCGAATCTACGACCAGCAACCAATACTCTGAATCTCTTTTTAGATTTAGCTACTTGTGCTTGAGCTGGATGCAGATAAGGAAGAGTGACATCATATCTGACTGTCCTAGTTAGTTTTTTAGAATTGAAATCTGTCTTCATCACCATCAAGCCATTCTATGAACTCTTTAAACAGAGCTGTTAGGTTAGATGGATTAACTGGAGTGATGAAATACATCTGGGGCATAATATTCTCAAATGTAATATCTTGTATCGGAGCATCCATTGTTGTCTCTTCATACTGTTTAAAGTCAAAGTCGAAACCATTGTTCATAACTATATCTACAAACTCTTGGTTAATATCTGGCATTTCCGCATCATTCATGATTATCCATCTTAACATCTTCTTTTTTTTCCTGCTCTTCTTCGTGCATATCGTGCATAACTGGTTCTTCTATGAGCTCAGCATCTTGGAAATCCGAATATAACTCACCATCTGCCCACTTCATATCAAGTTCAATTACTTCTTCAGTATTGATTTGTAATTTAGAAGTCTCACCAAACTGAGAAGGATATTTTCTTTCCATAATCCATTGCAATGCTCTTATGTTGCCTTCTTCTCCAGCAACTTTAATAGTCCTAAGCATTTCTACTTTACATATAGCTTCAGCATCTCTTATTCTTTTAAAGATGTTCTCAAAGACTATTTCTCCAGCTTCTGCTCTATCTCTCCATCTTCTGAATGTTGATGAATCTATACCTGCATAAGCACAAGCATCTTCAATATAGGATGCATTCTCTAAAGCAAAGACCAATTTGTCTATTACTTCTTTATCTTCAAACTTATTTTTTTTCTTTAATCCGAAAAAATTTCTGTTGTTCTCATTCATGTAATAACAATAATAGTATTAATCGCCAAATTCGTAACCAAAGTTCTTTAATATTTCTACAGCTACATTCTCTACTTCATCTATTTCGAAGCTCACAATGCCTTTAGTAGAGTTATCTGGCATAGATACTTGGATAAATGGTTTACTCCCAGTGCCAATAGCTTTATGAGAAGCATCTGATTGTTGTTTAGATTTATAAAATACTGTAGCCAATGGATTAACTTGCTTACCAGATTTAACTTCTACTCGTAGTCCTGTCATCCAGTTTTCTTCATGAGCATCTCTACTTCCAAATCTGTTAGCTTCAATGCCGAGTTTTTTCTTTGCTAAGTTTTGTTTTCTTTTTCCTTTAGCTTGATTTCTTCTGTTTATACAAGTTCTACACTTACATTTATATTTTTCTATGTTTGTTTTCGAACACTTACCACGCTCAGCTGTCTGAGAGTTAGGTTGTCCAGTTCCACTCCATCCAGAATGTTTTCTTCTTTTGTAATCAGAATAGGTTTCATCTGGTTGCCATTCAATATTATTCTTCTTCTTCATATTCATAAAGTTTTAGGAGTATGTTATGTCTCCATTCGTTGAGTGCATTTATAATTTCATCAAGTATTATTTCTAGAATTTCAAGAAAGTTTTTTTTCAATTTCTAAATCCTCATCTAAATCATCTAATATTATTTCATCTAAGGTGTAAATCATTTTCTAAACTCCATAGCACCCCAATACAATAAAA